TTATCGACACGGCACACATGACCGGAACGCTCAAGCTCGATCATGCGCGTCCTCAAGCCTTGCGGAGTATCGTCATACTTCGCTAAGACCGCCATACGTTCGATTTCCTCATGGGTAAGCGGACGTTTCGCCGCCCAAAGAATCAGCAGCACATGAACCTGTTGTCTGCTGAACATCACGCCACCTCTGTTTCAGCCGAGTGGCGGAGGAATGCGGCCATGCCAGCGGCCACAATCCACCCGGCCACCCACTTGACTCCGAACCGTACCCGGTTGATCTTGGCTGCCATCGCCCATACCGGGAGCGACATCCACGGGCTGAGACACCAGCCGCAGTAGGCGAGTTCTCCGAGACTGTCCACGTAATCCTTGGCCCACGTGGGGAGCGAGTTGGACAGATTCTCGGTCTTTACGGTCAGCTTGTGGCGGAGCGCGGAGAACATATAGCCGGGGCCGGGCGAGAGCTGTACGACAGTGGTCGCGTATCCCGCCGTGATTCCAGCCGAAAGCACGGCAGTCCACCAATTGCCATTAGTCTTCATCGGTTTTCCTTTCCTCGTGGCGACGCCAGCAGTGATACCGCTTGTTGTAGTCCGCGTACAGGGTTTCGTAGAGTTGTTTCGCCTCGTTGGTGGCTTCGTCGTGGTCGAACCCGTGCTGTTGCAAGACGTAGTGAGCGGCACCTACCCAGATGGAGCGTCGAACGTGCTGATACCAACGGTCGAACAGTTTGCCGCACACCTTGTCATGCTTGTTGTCTCCGAGGAAGTCGGCAACGCTCTCCACCACGAACTTACGCAGAGTGTTTGCGGTGATATGGTTACGGTCGAACAGTTCCAGCACGTCGCTGGCTAAACCGTTATTCTTCATTGGGTTCCTCCTCTTCTTCGGGTTCGTCGTCGTCCGCTAGGTAATCGTCGAGGCTGATGTCTTGCGGTTCGAAGTAAATCAATCCGTCCAGCAAGATCATCGGGTAGCGCACGATTACGCCTTGCTCTTTGGCGATTGTGCGTATCGCCCGGGCGGTGGGGCTGCCCGACGATACGATGCGGAGCCTACGCCCCATCTGTTGGGCGTACACGCGGCACGTCATCAGATAAACGGCGCTCTGCCGCTTGCATGTGGGGCATCCGTCGAATAGTGCGAACATGTCAGGGCTTTCCAGAATGGTTACGGTCTTCATCAGAACGTCACCCCCAGAGCGTCGGCCAGCACATCGGATATATGGAGCGTGGCCAACTGGCAACGCTTATGGTTTTCGATCTTTTCGGTGATGTCCTTGCGGTACACGGGGATGACCTGATGGTTTGCGGCTCCGACCACGCGCGGGTCAAACATCGAGAAATACAGGACTTCCAGCGAATCGCACACCACGAAGTATTGCAGCACCTGCGCCTTATACTGGTCGGGGATGAAGTCGAAGCCGGTCGCCTTGGAGTCCAGAGTGTACTCGGGCAATACCTGTTCAATGACATCCACCAGTTCGGGTTTCAGGTTAACGATATGAGATCGCATGGCGTCCGTGTGCATCATCCACGGTACGACGGTCTGCAAATGGTAGGCTGAGCCGAGCGACTTGCATTCGATGGCCCACGTCGGCTTCTCAGTGTTCTCGTAGGCGTCTGGACTGCACGCGATACGGTCGTCGTCGTCACTCTCCCAGATACCGCAATCGGGGACGCAATCGACGGGGTTGAAGCCAAGCGTTTTGAGCGTGATCTGGATGTTCTCGGGTTCGAGACGGTGGCCGCGTTCCATCGGAGGTTCACCGTCCGCTGGTTCGGCCCACAGTTCCGCTAGGAACTTCCAGAAGTCCACGCCGACCTTAAGCCGCTTGTTCTTGGCTTCGGCGTCCACGATCTTCTCATCGTAGTTCTGGGCCTTCGTGTAATACTCGTTGGCTTTGTCTGGCGTCTTCGCCTTCTTCGCTTGTTCCAACGCCTTGTCTCGGGACTCTTTAAGTTTCTCTACGTCGGTCTGAGCGTAGTGTTCCAAGGCAAGTCCGCCGCTTTTGGTGCCGGTGATACGGCCCATTCGTTCGTCGAGCCATGCTTCCGTGTCGGACGACTGGCTGACATTGATGATCTTCATTGTGGTTGTCCTTTCGGTTGGGTGTGGGCGGGTGACGAGTCCCGCCCACAAGTCTTTCATGCTGAATATGGAATGTGCTTACTGATAATGGTGTGACGTGCTCCCGCCACCTGACCGCTTCGCGATCTGAGGTGGGGGCTTCCTGCTCAAGGCTCGTATCCGAGTCAGTGTCTACAGGCTATTCCCGTGCGCCCCACGGTTCTCGTAAGTTTTTTGTTATCGTTCCTGCATGAGTCGTCGTGTTTCGTGCATGATGTTGGTCGCGGCGTTCACGTCCCTGTCATGCCAAACGCCACAGTCAGGGCATGTCCATTCGCGGATATGCAGGTCCTTCGTATCCTTATTGCGGTATCCGCAATCGGAGCATAGTTGACTGGACGGGTAGAACCTGTCTACCGTGACCAGCTGCTTGCCTTGCCGTTCGAGCTTGTATGCGAGCATGGTGCGGAACATGCCGTACCCGTTGTCCATCGTGCTTTTGCCGAGTGTGAGGGATTGGCTCATGTTCTTCATGTCCAAGTCCTCCACGCCGACGCAATCATATCGGGCGGCGAGCCGGTTGGCCGTCTTATGCAGGAAGTCGGCTCGCTGGTTCCTGACCTTGGCGGCGAGCTTGGCGATGCGCCGCTTCTGTTTCACCCAATTACCGGACCCTTTTACCATGTGGCTGAGTCTACGTTGCTCGCGCATCAGCCGTGGCTCCATCCGCCGGTAGAAACGCGGATAGTCGGCTCGTTCGCCGTCGCTGGACACGTACAGGCCGTGGGAGGAGTAATCCAATCCGACGATATGCACGGGTCGGACGGGTTCGAGTGCTTGGGTCTCGTACTCGAACAGTATCGTCGCCGTGTATTCGCCGTTTTTGCAATGCTCGATGGTCACGCTCTTCAGTTTCCAGTCTTCGGGTATGCGTTTATGCTGGCGGACGCGCACAATCCCTACTTTCGGTAGTTTGAGATGTCTGCCTCCTTCATCGAGGGTGACGTTGTTACTGTTGTTGTTCGTCGTGTAGGTCTGACGATTGCGATGCTTCGCCTTGTACTTCGGGAAGCCGATGTGCTTGGGGTCGCGGAAGAAGTTCCTGTACGCCTTCGCCACGTTCAATTGGGCGTTGCACAGTGCGAGGCTGTCCACCTCACGCAGGAACGGATACCTGTCCTTGTACTGGGCGGGAGTCGGATTGCACGACTTACCCGTAGCCTTATAGGTGCCGATGCGGGTTTCAAGTATCTGATTGTAGATGAACCTCGCACAACCGATGGTGCGGTCAATCAATGCCGCCTGAGCCCTGTTCGGGTACATGCGGTACTTGACCGCGCAATGACGTTTCACCTGCATGATGGTTCACCTCCTTACTTCCTGCCTTGGTTCTCGATGTATTTGCGGATGACTTCGATTGGCGCGCCTCCTGTGGTCAGTAGGCAGAAGCTGCGGCTCCAGAAATACTCCTTCCACAGTTTCTGCCGAATCTGCGGAAACTCCTGCTTGAGCAGACGACTCGACGCGCTCTTGTAAGCGTTGATGAACTTGCTCAACTCGCTCTTCGGCTGGGCACGGAACAATACGTGCACGTGGTCCATGTCGTGGTTCCATTCCTCAACGGTTATCCCATACTTGGGTGCGATGTACTCGAATATCTCACGCGCACGCGCCGAAACGATGTCGTCGAACACCTTGCGACGGTATTTCACGACGAGCACGAGATGATAATACAACAGGAACGCCGAATGATGATTCGACTCCAATTCCACTGCAATCACCTCGTTTATAACATATACGACTGATTACAGTATAACATATATAGATACGCCAATTCATCCCCCGCCTACGCTTCGCTTAGAGGCGGGGGAATCCTTGGCGAGGAAGGCTTGAGCGTTCCGGTCATGTGTACCGTGTCGATAAGGATGGCGTGAACAGTCGGCACCGTCATTGCTGGCGGTTCGCTCTGACCGACACCGGGCGCGAAGCCATTAGTGAGCTGTTTGGCGAAACAGAAACAATATGATATAATCTATATATCATATATCATAGGGAGGTGAAAATGCGCAAGCAAAACAAAATCAAAACAGTAATCAACGGTCAAGAAGTCACCGTGGAACAGGACAGCCAAACCGGCCAATTCTTCACACGACAGAACATCGGCAACATCCCAGTTGACTACGAGACCATCAGCGACAGGGTGACCATCGGCCAGTGTATCAAATACTGGCGTCTACGACACGGGTATTCGCAGGCGGAACTCGCCGAACGAATCAGCGTCGCCAGCCCAAACGTAATAGCCATGTGGGAAACCGGACGCCGCAAACCACAAAAGCAATACCGGTTGCGGTTGGCCGAACACCTCGGCTATGACATCCTGACCAAAGACTAAAAGATAATCTAAATAGTTGCACAATTAGTTTAATCATCATCACACCAAAGGAGCAACAATGGAAACCATCAACTATCTGACCTCGATCATCAGCCTCTTGCAGAAAACCCCCCAAGCACAGGAAATCATCGACACCCAAGGACTCGGACAGGAACTCACGTTCGGTCAAATCGGGATTAAAGACGCCAAAGCGTTCCTCAAACTCTACGACGTTCTGGGCAGCGGTGAAGGCGTTAAGATCACGGCCATTCATGAATGCAAGACAGACACCGATAGGCAATATTTCTTCAAACTCGTCTCCCCGATAACCTTGTACTTCTTCCACTGCGAAGGAGTATCCGAGTGAGCAAAACAGACCCTGATATCGAAACCCGTATGAAAGTGTTCCACCGAGACTACGGCAGATGCTTCATCTGTGGGAGAACAGTAAGCGCCTCCGCGTTTACTCTGCATCACCGGCGTATGCGCTCACACGCTTGGGAAGGAGTGAACCTACCCAGCAACCTGATTACCGTCTGCGGCTCGGGTACTATGGGATGCCACGCACGCATCCACGCCCACCCCAAGGAATCATACGTAAAAGGCTGGCTGGTCAGCGCCTACAACGATCACCCAGAAACCGTTCCAGCATTAAGTGAATACAGGAACCGTGAGTATCTGCTAAACAACTAAAAAAAAACTAGCCCGGCATTAGTCATCAAGACCAGTGCCGGGCTAGTTCATTCGGTCATCACACCATCGCTCGAAAGGAGCAACACCAGTCTACCACGTGGAAACACCAGTGTAGATGTGGTTCACGCTTCCTCACGCCACCCCTGCGGGTAAGCGTCCGGGGTCCACACGCAACCGTCGTAGATACACGTGTAGTGCTTCCCGTTGTAGGTGATTTTGTCGCCTACGCGGTAGGCGTCGTGCGCGCCGGTAGGCTGCTTGTATTCCGGCCACTTGTCGCCGGGTTCCTCGGGTTCGCCGGGTTCGGTCGATGAACCTGATTCCAGCTTGCGTAAACGCTCCTCGACGGTCGTCTCCCATTCCTCGACGGCCTTCACACGGTCGGCCAACGGAGCGTAGGAATCGTCGGGCTTGGCGTTCGTCTGCGCCTGTTCGAGAAGCTGTTTCATCTCCTCCTCGGTAAGTTCGCCCATCACGTACATGGTCTTGATGCGCTCGGTGAGGTCAGCGAGGGCATAGCCTCCGGCGGTGATGATGGTTTGGAATGTTTCGAACATTGGTTATGCTCCTTGGCGGAACAAGTCGGATGCAATTGTCATCATTACCTCACTTGGAGATGCCTGCGTAGTGAACGCCGAACATTCCTGCCACGCCGGAGCCGACCAGAGCGCAAGCGCCACCCATCACGGCCACCCATGACGGCACGTCCGGCACGGCGCTCACGAAACTCAGCACCGCACCGGCGATACCAACCAGTCCGGAAACAAGATACGCCCACTTACGAGTCGCTGCGTTGAACGTCGGCACGTAATTATCATTACCGTCCGGCACTTCGTTATTGATCGCGGTGTCCTTGGTCGGCTCACCAGTATTCATATTCATAACAAACCTCCTATCGAATAGTTTACTTGATGCGGATTGTCTGGCCCGCGTAGATCACGTCAGGATTGGCGATACCGTTCAACGCCACCAGATTGGAAACACTGGTACCGTACTGGGCGGCGATACCACTCAACGTGTCACCGGGCTGGATAGTGTACGTCGTAACGGACGGTGACGGTGTAACGGACGGTGACGGTGCTCCGCCCGGCAGCTTCAACACCTGACCCGGATAAATCAGATTAGGGTCGGCAATGCCGTTAAGCTGTTGGAGAGTCTGCCACGAAGTCCCAAACTTGGCGGCGATACCACTCAGCGTGTCCCCCGACTGCACCGTATACGTTCCACTACCGGACTGAACAGTATTGGCAGTGCCATTGATATTCAGCACCTGACCCGGATAAATCAGATTCGGGTCAGACAGATTATTAATCTGCGCCAGCACCTGCCAGCTAGTCCCATACATCGACGCGATACCACTCAGAGTGTCACCAGAGCGCACCGTATACGTGCCAGACGCGGGAGTAGACGGAGCAGGAGCGGAAGGGGTCGGCACGTTGGTCACACTCGAATGACCCGCCTTATACGCGTTCCACGCATTCACATCACCATAGAACTTGTCAAGGTCAAGACTGCCTGAATATCCGGGCAGACGACCATTGCCCGAATACTGGCGGATAGCGCACGCATATGCGCCCTCGTTCCACGGCGTATCCTGATACCCAGTAACATCCATATTCGCGTACTGGGCTACCCACAATCCACGATCACCAATGTTCTGCACGTCGTTAAGCATGGACGCTCCCACGTAGACGATAGGCTGGGAGCCTGTACGCTCGTACACGCGGTCACAGAACGACCTAATCCACTGCTGAGCAGACGCGCCAGACCCGACCAGTCCGTTACCCTGTTGCTCCCAGTCCAAGCACCATACGACCTTGCCGACCCAATTCGCGCAATTGTTCACAAAGAAATCAGCTTCGGAAACGGCGTTACCACCGTTGGCGTAATGGTATACGCCCACGCACTTTCCCAGACTCAACGCCTGTTCCACCTGCCGAGCACAATCAGCTGACACGTACCAGCATCCCTCCGTCGCCTTACTAATGACGAAATCACACGGTACGACAGACAAGTCGATACCAGCCTGCCAATTACTAATGTCGATACCATTCAAAACCATCGAAACTCCTCCTATAGAGTGATCGTGTAGAAGAACAGCCACGCCATGCATAAAACGGCGTAGGCCGTCATCAGGACGTTGACTATCAACGAGACGGCGGCGAGCAATAATACAAGAATCACACACCGTGTGAAACGTCTCATAGGATTACCTTATCATCGAACGAATCGAGATTATTGTTACCCATAACGCCCATAAGGAGTCATGTTCATAAACAGGGTCGGCTAGTCATTATCTCCGGCCAGTTCCTCAAGCGATGCAATACGGTCGCGTAGATCATCTGGCAACGACGGTTTAGGATGATTCTCCAAAAATTCAGGCTCGATAATCTCGTAGAACTCCGCCAACCAGTGGCCCAACGCGCGAATATACCCCGTCTCAAGATCAATCGTGTATTGCAACTCATCACGGTTCTTGATTAGTGCGCTTATTTTCTGGTCTTGCTCGTCGAGCTGCCGTTTCATATCCCCTTGAGCGGACACTAAAGCTTGATACGCGCTGGTCAAGTCTGACCTACGGTGGGCTAGCCATGTTATGAGTCCTCCGAGTGCTACGCCGCCTACGCCGATGATTGCCGCGAGAATTTCCATCATGATTTCATCTTAGACCGTGAAGATAATATCCAGTGACGTGCTCCCGCCACCTGACCGCTTCGCGATCTGAGGCGGGGGCACCCTCACGGCAAAACGGTGGATTAACTTTGGATGGTAACTACCACGGCACAATTTCAGTAGGCCCGTATATGACACCCAATGACGTGTTCCGCCCATTGGTGAGCTTCGTCGTTCCGATTCCGGAGAATATCGAAGTGCGAGCAGAAGACGGTACGTCGGTTCACACGGTTTAGTCGGCGTATTACCGCGCGAACCCTATGAGAGAGTTGACTCGTAGCGGCGTATTGGCATTCAGCGCCTTACTGAGACTAAGTACGATAACGCTGTTCTGCTGCATGACTCCGTTAATCCAGATGCCAGTCGTGTTCCAATCTCCATTCATGACACTGATACACGGGTAATCGAGATTCCCGGTGACGCCATGCTCTTTTGCGAGAGCTTGCAAGTCAGACTGCGAATATAGTACTGGATTGATTGTATCGGACGACGGACGGATGACCTTGGTGTCTGCGAAGACAATCATTCCCTGCGGCGTATCAGACGATTTCCATGCACCGCCGTTTCTGACATAATGGGCATTATCGGCCATTGTCACAGCCTCCTGCCCATCCACCGCGGCAATAGTGTTAAGCTGTTCAAGATCACGCGCCATCAGAATCGCATTATTGCGAATCAAAGGAGCCACGTCGGACGCGACACCGGCGTTAACCTCAGCGATTACAAGACCGTTGATATTCGAGTCAGGCGTACCCGCAGTAAACACCTTGAGCTGGCCGCGCGGAGTCACACCGTGCGACTGCGACGGGTCTTCCACCGTAACCGCGATCTTGTAATCGTTGGTGGAGTCCGCCAGTTGCACGGTCGTATTGGTAGTGATGGCGTAAGTGTACGCGCCGAGCCCATCCCACGGGCTGATGGTACCGCAATGAGGTTTGACCGTAACAGTCAGGCCGCTCACCGTGACCAGAGGACTCGGAGAACCGTAGCGGATACCTGACAGCCCGTTGAACGCGGTACCATCGGACGGTACTAATAGAGGATTGATGGCATGCCTGTAATCGTCCGCCGTATACTCCGGGGAACCGTCCTTCGCGGTAAGCGGGTGCATGATAATAGCCATAATCATTCCTCCGAATCGTCTACGACCATTTTATCTTTGTCAGTGGATAGAGCATCAACCTTAGCTTTGAGCGCGTCCAATTCATCCGCTACCTGTTGAGCGAGTCGGAGCGCCGCCACACCAAGCATGGGGTAGTTGATACCTACCAGCGTGCCGTCTTCATCGTATTCGCAGAAGAACCCCAATCCGTTTTCATCCAGATCGTCGGCGATCATGCCGACCAACGGCTGCGCGTCATCAAGATTCAGGTTCTTATCATCCTTCATCCGATATATGCACCACTTCACCTTGCGGAGAGCGGCAACGGGAATGTAGTCGTCCGCGTCCACGATATCGGTCTTCACTGCACGAATCGACTGAGCCGTGCCCATAGTACCGTCAGACAACACCCACACCGCGCGCCAAGAGCCTGACGCAAACATATTGTTATAAGCGTTGGAGGTACCAGTACCACCACGATCGGGAGCCAATACACCCCAGTTCCACGTCTGAGTTTTAACATCAATCTCGGCACGGGTATAGCTGTTGCGAGTGATGCTTTCCTGCACACGCTGGTCAAGATTGTTGGTCAGCGTCTGCACTTCATCATACATTTTCGTGATCTGATCGACCATAGGTTTAACGCTGTTGACGATGCTCGGCGGCAGTTCCTGCAACTGGCGTTTAATGTCCGAGAACTGGCGTGCTGTAGCATCCGCGCTATCTAGACTGAACTTGAATTTGCTCGGCATTCGTGTCCTCCTGCTGCAATATAGGTGTGATGGTCCACGCCTGACTAAAATCTATCTCGTACCCGATGATACGGGCTTTACCGTGATTATGGTCGGGGAAATGCTCGGCGTCTTCTTCCACTGTCCACGATATGAGGTCGCCCGGCTTCCATTCCTCGTACACCATAGGAGCGGAAAGCAGGCTCAAGCCCATAGTGATGGTCTGGGTACCGTTCTGCATCTGCAACAACGAGGACTTGGCGTGTTCGTTCAGCGTGCTCTTGTTCGTGATGCTGGTGGACGGTTGGAACACATATTCCAGCATGGGCCTGTTGGGCTGGTTTGCGATCATCCAATCGGATTGCGGACGGTCTCCAGCGTCAGCCGTACTCACAGCCATTACCGCGTTAGCACCGTACCCGTTCGTGTAATCCTCCAGCAGATTAAACGTGGTCATAACGCTTTCGTCGAACGTGGTGCTTGGCGTGGTGGAACCGATATGGTCGGCTACCGTCATGACCGGTTCATAATGACCGTCATTGATGGCACGCCATAATGTACACCATTCCGGCCCATTCAAAACGTTCGCAAGCTCTTGCAGTGCACTTAGCAGTGTTTTGTCGCTTTCGGCCTCATACGTGCGGTCGCGTTTGACCTTACTCGGGGACGCTTCAACAACGAGATTGAAACGGTGGTTTTTAAGCGTGGTGGTTACGAGGTCTTCCATGATCTCGCACTGGTCACGATTCGTGTACGTATGATCCTGCACGTACACGTTATCGAGATAGTGTTCGACGGTTGCCAACGTCAGTGTTAATCCGTCTCCGCGCATTGCACGCTCGCGTTTGACCACGATACCGCCCCACAACACAGTGGATTCGCGCACCAGAAGTATGGCGGCCTGATATGGGGTGGTGGCTTCATCCCAGTTTCGTGGTGCGTTGCGCCACGGGAGCGTGGCTGTTTCGCTGGTTGTTTCCTCGAAACGGTACGTCAGGTGGGTTAATTGCAGGTCGGGGAGTTCGGCTATCACCGTGCCGTCGTTCAACGTGACGGCGACGAACTGCAAGCCTGAACGCTGCCACAGTACACGCGCCGTGTCCGAGTATAAGCCGTTCGACTGCGGCAATCGGTTAGAAATAAAAGGCATCCGGCACCTCCTTAGATGTAAGCCGGGTTGAACGTGACCGTCATACGCGCGTTATCAGATGGTTCCTCTGCATTAAACATCCAAATGTTCTCCCCTACCTCCGCGTAACTCCATTCTCGTCTGGTCACACTGCCATGTGCCGGATCGGTGCCATCTATAAGAATCTCATGAGTGGCACCGTTGATAAGAATGTAATGACCCTCACCCAAACTGAGATCGAACGCCATGATATGCCCGCTCGGCCTATGCTCAATCTGCGGATTGACCACAGGCCCGTCGACACGAATAGTCACCGGACTCGGAGCACTACCCGTGTTAGTCAGACGCACGCTACCCGACACGGTTGCTTCAGACCACACCCACATTGAACCCTTGCCCGTGTCTATATCCTCGAAATGGTAGGGGAACGTCATACCGCCCTGAGAACGTGGCAAACCAGTATTGCCGCTCACCGACTGCGTATCGTACAGATACGAGTCCAAAGCAGTCAACCCGATACTGAATTTGAGAATGTTCACGCCAGCCCACTCCACCAGCGGAGCGGAAGACGACTGCATGACCTGCACCTGACGGCTGATGCTCCCCAACTTTATAACAAGCGACTGTCCCGTGATGTTGAACGAACGTTTGAACGCATCCCAAGCGTTGATGCAGTTTTCCGTGCAGCTGCCGATAATATGACCCTCAATGGCGATCGAGCGACCCTGAGCCACTGGAATATTGCTAAACCATCCGTCAGACCACGCCTTGTCCTTGGTCTGCAAGGTCGAACCAACACCGTCGAACAATCCCGAAACGTTCTGAAACGTCACATGCCACTCACACTCATACGAGTCAGTCCCATACAAGGGGAACCCGTTCAGGGTCAAACGGACATCACGCGGGTCAAGGGTAAAGATAGCCATACCCTCAGTCTACCCGCGCGGCTTGTCACACGTAATGGAAATTAATCACCCTCACAGTCTCTTGAGCGGCTGCGTTCGGGTCAAGAGCGTTCACCGTGATAGGCGCGCTCACACGCGGGCCACTGTTCGCGTTCAAATTCACCGGGTTGGACATAACAGGCATGGGCGTCACAATGGACGACGGCAGAAGAGAATTCACCATGTCTTCCACCGGACGAGTGGCCGCACGCTCGTTCTCCGATACGCCACGGCCAAGACCAGCAGGAATCATCCGACCGATTTCACGATCGAATACCTTAGACGGGGACGCGATACCCAGCAGGCTCTTAGCACCGTCGATAATACCGCCAACAGCGTCTTTGACTGCTGAGATGGCACCGCCGATAGCGTTCGTGATGCCGTTAATCAGACCCTGAATAATGTTCTTTCCGGCGCTCAGCAACCATGATCCGGCTCCGCTAAACACGCCCATAATACGGCTTGGGATACTGGTGATGAAATTCATCATCGAACTTACACCACTGCTGACAGTACTGGTGATGCCACTCCATGCACTGCTTACCGCGTCCTTAATACCGTTCCACACACTGCTGAAAATACCGCTGATACCGCTCAGCACGCTTGAGATGACGCCTGACACTGCATTGATGGCACCGGAAACGATACTTTGGATACCGTTCCAAACACTGGAAACGATATTCTGGATACCTTCCCATACGCCAGACCAATCACCGTTAATCGCTGCCAATACGGTGCTGATTATCGCGTTGACAACGTTCATAACGGATGTGACAACCGTCTGGATGAATGGGAAAACCGCGTTAATGACACCCTGAATCGTTGAACCCCACGATTGAAACGCTAACTGAATTACCGGAAGCACCGTCTGAATCAACGAAGCGATGTTATTAATCACCGGAGTTACAGCAGTCGCGATAACACTCATAGTTTGCCCGATGTTGCTCACCAAGGTAGACAACACTGGTGCAATGGTCTGGATTGCGGCCGTGATAATAGGCATGATGGCATTACCGAGATTCTGCAAAGCACTCATTAGCGGCTGAAGTGCCGGAAGCACCGTCTGAATCGACGAGGCGATGTTATTAATCACCGGAGTTACAGCAGTCGCGATAACACTCATAGTTTGCACGATGATGCTCGCCACGGTAGCTAACCCTGATGCGATGGGCTGGATTGCAGGCATGATGGCATTGCCGATATTCTGTAAGGCACTCATAAGCGGCTTAAGTGCCGGAAGCAACTGAGATTGCACCATTCCCACAACTGGTTGAAACGCTGTCTGGAACGTTGTGCCAATTTGTGAGAGAATCGGGCCGATAGTCTGCACCAGTCCCGTAAAAACGCCGCTAAGTCCGCTGATTCTCTGCGCCAACATGCTGATACCGGATGTCAACGGGCCTTTAAACTGGTCAAGAATCGTCGTACCCACACCAACCACGGACGCTTCCAGATTACCCATCGCACCTTCAATAGTGCTGGTGCTGGTAGCGGCTTCCTTCGCGGCATCCGTCATACCCAAATCCATTATGGCTTGGTTGAATTCCTCCGCGCTGATCTCGCCTTTCTCCATCGCATCGCGGAAGTTCCCAGTGTAAGCCCCGTTCTTCAGCATCGCCTCTTGAAGTTTGCCGGATGCGCCGGGAATGGCGTCGGCTAGCTGGTTCCAGTTTTCCGTGGTGAGCTTGCCCGCGCCAGCGGTCTGCGTAAGCACCATGCCCACCGAGCTGAACGTTTGCGCGTTACCACCAGCGACAGCGTTCAAGTTACCAGCGGCTTCGGCCAGTTTGTCGAAGCCCTGTACTCCGTTCGCGGCAAGCTGAGCGGTCACGTTGCGAATATCGCTGATACTGTAAACTGTCTGGTCGGCGTAAGTCTGAGTGCTGGCGGTGAGCGCATCAATCGTACCCGTATCCAGTCCGGCGAAGTTCAGCGTGCTTTTGAACTTGTCCGCAGAGTCGGAGGCTTCAATAATGTCTCCGGTAAGATCACCGATGGCGTCCACAGCCATACCGATACCCGAGGAAACAAGACCGCCAACGGCACCGGCGGCGGCACCGAACTTCCCTAACCCGCTGGAAGACTTGCTTGAAGATTTATCAACGTTCCCAAACGCTTCATCAGCATGTCGCGCCGACTCTTCGATCTGACGGCTACCCGATTGAATATCCTTTACGCCAGCGTTCCAGTCGCCGGTGTTGATCTCGGCGTCTAGGGTCAGTGTCGCGTCGGCCATTACACGTCCTTCCCGAGTTTTTCGATAATCGTGTTAATCCTGCGGTCGCCGTGCTTGCTGAACGCGGCGGCGATGCAGTCGAACGTCATGAGGTATTGTTCCGCCAGCCGCCGCCGTCGGATACGGTGTCCCTCTCTGAGCAGGTTCATCATCAGGGAGGAATCCACGTTGTTTTCCAGCACGTCGCGGATAGCCTGCCACCCATACAAGGCACCAAGCTCGGCGAGGATATGAACGCTCGGAAGCGGCTTGCGAGCCGCCTCCTTCTGTTTGTAACTCTTCATCGCCTCCCGTTCGGCGGGAGTAAGCAGGCTATCCCACGACTTCATTAGTCGCCTTTAATATCAACGGTGATGTTCTTCGCCATAAGCCCGCACAACGCGGTCATGGCACGCTGATAGGCAAGGTCGCTACGCTTACGGGTCTGTTCAGCCCACACGGAGAATTTATCAGCTGGACTCATAAGCGATTCAACCAACGGGAAGATAATCTTTTCAGCGGTTTCCAAAGTCTCACGGTTCGCCACGCCAGCGCTCAGCTTATCGATTGTCTCAGCATTATCCAAGATCGTGAGCATATCCTTCGAGCCGAGCGGGCGCATGGTGTACACGGTGCCGTCGATTTTCACGGTGAGGGTGCGGAACGCTTCTCGGGTGTCGATGTTCAAAACAGGGGTAGTCATTATCTTTGCTCCAATCGTGTGATATCATGAATCATGTTGCTTTTTTCGGGACCTTTTCTCTCCTGCGCCCGCTACCACTAAAATTCTGGTGGCGGGCGTTACTTCTGCTCACGCACTGGCGACATTAAAGTTAACCGCGGTCTGAACGCTGCCGCTCTTGAACGTGACGGTACCAGTACCGGACTGCTTCAACTGAATGTCCCAAGTTCCATCCCCGTTGTCAGTAGCGGAGGCTTTACCGGCTTCAGCTACGGTGGCGGTGATGGTACCAGTCGCACCATTCGGAGACGCCATCACATTCACAGTCACATGATCCCCGGCTTTGCCGGAGATGTTCGCCGGGGACGCGGTAAGCGCGGTGACCTGAACGTTCTCCGTCTTGATGGTGCCGGAATCCTCGTCGTAATACGACGGGGTATCCAGATCAAGCTCGCCCATGACCACGGCACCGTTCGCACCGGGAGTCATCGAGCCGGACAGTGTGACCACGAACGGGTCGGACAGGCTCACGGTGAACTCGCCGCCCGCGCTGGTTAGCGCCTGCGGGATACGGAAGTCCTGCGCCGATGAATGGCCATCACACACGTTATGGATAATGATGTCACGCGGAGTGTTGGAAACACATTCGGTGCCGCCGAAACGCACCTGACCCGTCTCGGACAGCGAACCGGAGATAACGCGCTTGAACTTCGCATTATGGTACAGTTCCGGAAACAGCATACCGAGGTAGCGGACGCTCGGACAGATAATGTTCAGCTCGAAACTCATTTCCTCATATGAGCCATTCGGTACGTTGATAGTGCCGGACTGCGAGGACACCTCGGTAGTGCCGGGAGTCAGGGTAATGGTGCCAGCTTCATCCTGAACGTAGTCGGGTGAGATCACCATATCGTCGATGTAGACTGTCTTCTTGCCAATAAGGGGGTAGGAAGCCATTGTTTGTCCTTTCGTCGGGCGGGACTGCACACGCGGCGACTAATGGACGGTTCCTATTCTACCGTTTCGGGGGAGAGTTTGTAATCCACATTGAACCGGATGCTTTTCACCCAGCGGCCTTCCCCGTCGATGGCGTCCATGTCGATGGCGGTCGCCGGATGCACGCGGATTGATACAAAGTCTATATCAGCGATGGGGTTGCATGTCAGTCGGCAATACTCATGCAGACGATTGTTGACGAAGTGCAGGAGTCGAAGCATCAGACGGCCTTGTTCGATCACGTCGAAATAGCGGCTACTGATAGTGAGCTGATCAGTGTACAGGTCGCCGTTGATGTCAACCGTGTTCGCGTTGACCCAAATGCCCTCGGCGTTCGTAACGCTACCCGTGTCCAGTACTGGGCTGGTGCCGAAGAACAAAGTCTTTCCGTAAGTGCCGAAACCCTCGTTCTGAAGGGTCATGCACATGGCCAGATCAATCATGATGGCGCTCCTATCCTAGGGTGAAATATGATTTAGCACGGCTGGCGGCAGTGTTCCTAGCCCGCTGAAGGTAGCGTACCGTGTTCGGGTGCAACCGGTTCGTGTGTTCGCGGATACGAGCGTAAGGCACGCGACTGTTGCCGAACGTGATACGCCACTTCATTGTGGAAAGTTGTTGGAAACGTCCGCTGTTACGCAAAGCGCCGGTGAGTACGGGAGCGTTCTGACGTGCCATCTTGAGAATGTCCGTCATCATTCTCACGCCACCCTTGTTCAACTGTTGGGTGGAGAGTTTGCGCGCCCAATCAGCGGACAACTGTAACCGGTAGCTCATAGACTATCCCTTCCATACGGGTTCCCGTACACGGTGATGAACCGGGTTTCCCCCATGTCCATGTCATCGCCTCGACTGGCTTGCGTGACTTGGTACACCCTGCCATCGGACAATTCCACCATGAGGTCGGGCCATAGTTCCATGTTTTCCCGCAAGTTCTCGGGAACCGTGTCCGTTTGAATATGGAAGCGTCGACTGCTGATACGCGAACCGTATTCGGTCGGCTGATCGGACTGGGTTGAATGCTTCACAATCACCTGCAAGTCGGCCAATTGTTCGTTAGGCAGACCGGGAGCCGTGTACCGCCAAAGCGTAGCCGTCTGGACTTGGTTAGGGAACAAGCGGAACGGGTCACAGAGCGTTGCCATAAGCGTAGTCACCCCCCATGTAATCCTGAGCGTTGAGCCACCACGGTAATTGATGATGCTTGCGAGGCATGGAGAGAATGCCACCAGTCTGGACTCCGTTCCGGCATAGGCTCCACTGGCTAATAAGCGACTGGTACGGGGTCAGCGCGCGTTCCATAGCCGTCTCGTTGATCGTTGCGTAGCTCACGCTCACATCCTCGATGCTCTTCGACGTGATGCGGTCTGTCTGTTCAAGAACGTTCTGGTCTGCCTCTATAACAGCCGCCAACACTGAAGATAATGGGGCGGGGAGCTTGGCGAACCCGTGCGTTCCGGTCACGGTTATTGCCGTGCCGACATTAAGACGTTGCGCGATTGTCAGACAGTTGGCGTACTTGGTTTCTGGCGTCCACCCGTCGCCCATATCGTAGTTCACGCGAAAATCGAGCTTCACACCGTCGGTGGTCTGCACGTTGGTCACATCCGAATACCATGCCGGTAACGCTATGTGGCGGCCATCTCCTACGACAATTCCCACGTAATCATCCGTAATCGGGAATAGGTCTTTTTGGCATATGATGTTGGCGAGGTCTGCGAGCGCGGCGTTCTTCCATCGCGCGTAGATCGTCTCTCCCACTTGATCGATTACGCTTGCGTCGATGTCCATGTTTGCTCCTTCCGAAAATGAGTTAGGCCCTACCTCCCATTGTAGGAGATAGGGCCTTTGCGGTGCAGTCCCGCTACTGTTTAGGGTAGCGTGTCAGGCGGACTTCATGAGGCCTGCGCCGATCAGAGCGTTCACCACGTCGGCAACAGAACCGGACGACGGGTCAACGTGATTGGCCTTAGTGATCGTAGCAGCGGGACCAGCGGGGCCAGCCGGACCCTGCGGGCCAGCGGGACCAGCGGGGCCAGCCGGACCCTGCGGGCCAGCGGGACCAGCGGGGCCAGCCGGACCCTGCGGGCCAGCGGGACCAGCGGGGCCAGCCGGACCCTGCGGGCCAGCGGGACCAGCGGGGCCAGCCGGACCCTGCGGGCCCGTCAAAGACACTGGTTTGCCGGACTTGTCCACAAAGTTGATGACCTTAACCGTGTTCAGGTTGTCTTGTGGCAGCGCTTTGCCGCCGACTCGTGCGTACATTTCAGCGTTCATCATTTACCCTTCGGCTTGATGACCACGGCGGACTTCTCCGCGTCCAGACCTCCACCAGCGTAAATCTCCTGAAGATACTCGTTGGTGTTAGTGGCCAGCGCGAAGTTGGTGAAAGCCTCGATGGACGTATCGCCAACCACTGCATAGTGGGACGCGGCCATAATGACTCCCATAGTGGTGGTGTCGTCCGTGTCCGTCCACCATTCCGGGGTAATGATCTGGTTAACGCCGAGGGCGCGGGCCAGAGTATCGTCACCTCCGAGAGCGATATACGTGTTGCCGTTCGAGTTCGCGGACATCAGCAGGTCGGCCACGGTGTCAGCGTTGCACAGCAGCACCTTGTTGCCCTGCGCGCGAACCATGTGGGAGGCCCGCACGAAGTCCATTAGCGGAGTGTTATCCGTCATGGTGTAGGAGAGCGCGAAACGGTTGCCCTTCCACTCGGACGACTTGTCTGCTGCGTCGGTCACGACGGAACGGAAATGCGCCATGTCCGTATAACCACCAAGAGTGATCTGACGTTCGATGGTCTGGACGATGTAGTTCGGGAGTTCCTGCAACACGTAACGGAGCAGAGCGCCCGGACGCTGGGTGCGGCGGATATCGCCCTTGTTAAGGGTGATGTACTTGTAGGTGTAGTCGGCCTGAAGCTCGCGTTTCACGAACGAAAGCACCTGTTCCGTCTTCTTCTCGCCGTAGGAGGCCACCGGGTAGCCGTGGGCGCGGGTCTGGTCAGTCAGACCAGTAATGTTGCCACCGATGGTGAGACGATCCATGCCGGTTTTGCGCAGCAGGTTCCACAGGCCGGAACCGCGCGTGTTCAGCGCGTCCGCGATTGTGGTGATTGCCGCAGTCGGGATGAACTTGTCCACGTTGGTGGTGTCAACGCCGAACGATGCGGTGTCCGACATGTTACGGTTCACGGTGTCAGCCCACTCACGGTGGAATTCCTCGACGCCCTTGTTGTCGGACGCGATCAGGGCGCGTTCGAACGCGATCATGGCGTCGTCGGAGTCAAGCCACGTCTTACGGTCGTGGGAGAACGTCACGGTACCCGACTGGTGGGCGGCGTGGTTGGCTTTGTTGATGATGATGGTCTGGCGGCCGCTGGAAGTCTGCACGGGGGTCTCCGGTGCCGGGGTGCCCTCGCCCTCGCCCTCGTCTTCCTTCTGGTTGGTGATGGCAGCGGTGATGTCATCGAGAGCGGACTGCATGATGTCACCGATGGAATCGGTGAGCTGTTCCGCTTCGTCCGGGGTGAGTTTGAACTGGGCGATGGTACGCGCCAGTTTCTTCAGGAGTTCCGGGTTCATGGTGTCTCCATTCTTGTTGTTGCGGCTGTTGATTGCGGTGAAAGCGGCCCTTGGGTCGGCCCCACGATAGACGACGCTGATTTCCAGTAGTTCGCTATCGTGGATGATACCGTCCTTGCCGGGACGCTGGTTGAATTCAACGGTGATGCTGAAACTGTTGGTCAGGCATCCGTCGGCGGCAAGCTGGCGGATACGTTCGCCTTGATCTACCTCGCTGAGTTTCGCTTCGGCCATTAGTCCATCATCGGTCATCCAGAGTCGGGTGATTGCACCCGCTTGGCATTCGATACTGTGCATGTGGTCGATCAGGAGCGGAAGGGATAGTTTGTCGGACTCGGTGAGATCGGACACCAGTTTCAGAGTGCCGTCGATTAACGGCGCTTTCAGTGTCTTCAAATCTACGGTGAGTCCGTCGCACATCACTTTGCCGCTGTTGGCGAGGAAGGTGAGGGTACGACCATTGGTTTCTGGGGCACCGCTGTTTGCGAAGCTCTTACGAGTCTTCATTTTGGCCCTTTCAGATAGGGGGTTAGTGGTGCGGTCGAACGTCCTTAATGGGCTTAATGTTCTGACCCCCATAGTAGCACGATGCGGTACGTGTCCAAGCCTTTGCAGTTCGGGCATTTGAGCGTCACCATCGTGTCACGGGCGCATGAGCCTAGATACCGTCCGCAGTGTTTGCAATGGATGTCGTAAGTCATGATTCCACCACCTCGTAATCCTCGTAGCACCGGCAGTTGGGGTGTCCGTTCGGGGTTTGCATACTCTCGAAGTTGTTCACGTATGCTCGGTCGCCGATTTCGACGCTGGCGTTCTCAGCTAGATACGTGTCATCCAATGCGATGCGGTTGCCTTCCATATGATGGCAGAATTCGCACACTTTGCCGTCGCCGCTTGTACGCCATACCTTGTCCAGTCGGATGCCAAGAGTCTCGCTGAGATTGCGGGCGCTGTACAAGCTGCCGAGCCGCTGGGATTGCACGGTTTCGCAGCGGGCAATCAGTTCGGCGTGATCGTTGCCTAATTGTTCGAGATGGTCGCGCAACTGTTTTGCGTCCCACTGTTCCACGTCGGCCCTATTCACCAGTTCGAGGACGTTGTTTGTGATGGTCTTGCTGGTAGACTTGGCGACACTCCGCAAGTGGTCTAGGTACGCTTCATGCACGGTGTCGGGGAGTTCAGTCCAGAAGTAGAGTTGCCGCCAATCATCTGCCGTATAGTTCCCGATTTCCACGGCAATGGAGCTTTCCGGATGGACTTCAGCCCACGCGGTAATGACCTGTTCCAACTCGTAGCCTGTGCGGCGGGCGTAGGCTGCGAGGTTGGTCATCAGGTCATCTTCCACGTCGTTTATCCACTGGTCGCCGATGGCTTCCAAATCATCGCGCAAACTGTTCTGAGAGCGACGGGCGAGCCTGATAACTCTGTCCACGTAGGTTCGAGTGGCGGGCAGAATGCGTTTCTCGGTTGCCGTTTCCTGCGGTTTGATATTACGGCTATACCGTTTTGCGGCTGTTGGGATAGTCAGCGTCGGAGCCTGCTGATGCAAGTCAAGACGCTTGTACGAGTCGGGTAAGCCGAGCGCATCCACGGCAGATTCCAGACTGGCACCCATGTTCAGGAGCTGGGTGAGCGAGTCAATACGTACCTTCTGGATGTCGGCCTGAACCTTCTCTACGTCGGTTTGGGAAGGCAGAGCGAGGTCGAAAGTGATGCCATACCCAAGTCCACCGGTGATACGGTCTAGCTCGAACTGCCATTTATCCCACACCGTCATACACAACGGTTTCAACGTATTCTCGATGAACGCGCGTTCGGCCTGTTCGGCGTTGGCGTAGGTCTGGCCGTTGTCGATGCCGCGAATAATATCCGGGACAGCGAGCGCGTTCGCCAACCTGTTGTTTACCACGTCGTTCACGGTCTGCAAGTCCAGCGTATCGTTGGCGTTCTGGAATGGCACCCACACCAGTTTGCTGGTGGTGCTGGGCTTATGGGTCATAGGGTCAACCGGGATCATGTTGTACACGATTCCGTTGTTGTTGCCTGCGCCTCGGAATGTGCTTTCGAGGCGGTCGCGGTTGCGTTGGAAGTCTTCGGTGTTTTCCGATACGATGCCGAGCATTCCAGCGGGTATCGCGTTGTTGCCGAAGAAACCACGCTCATAGTCGGCGATCATATCGTCCACGTTCGCCCACTTCTTCACCGTCATGGTTGGAGCGATGCCGCGCGTCGGGTCGTTCGGATGCTGCGAGTAACTAAGGGCGATGGTTTCGTCTCGGGAGAATTCGTAGACTCGTTCGCCGTCGCCCAAGTCCATAGTGACGCGATGATACCAGTCCGAGCGAGAAGAATTGTACTGGCGGCTGTTCGACGGTAGCAGCGTATATCCGATGATGTTGTCGGCTGTAATGTCTCCGCCCGGCCCATTGTTCGTCCAGATCAGTACGTCCAAGTGTGACTGGGTGAGGATGATAGCGGAGATGAGTTTCAGAAATTCGAGGCAGGAATACGTGTCGTTGGGCGCGTAGAGCGCGGCCAACGGTGCGGGAGCCGGTTCGATACGCCGGTTGTCCGAGTCCACGGCGTAGGGGATTATCGTGCTGAACCGTTGTGCGATAGCGTTCACGTAGGGAAACACGTTGTCGTAGGTGTCGTGCATGGGGATGGTGTTGCCGCCCATCGGCTGCCAGATGTTCCCGCCCATCGGTGTGGGGGACATGCTGGGCGCATGGTTACGGTCGAACGCGCTCATAAAACCGTCACGGAGATTGTTCAGCAGGCTCACAGTTTCCTCGATTCGTCATAAGACCCTGCGTCTAGTCTACCGGGTGCAACGCATAAACCTAGCAGACAGCAACGTCCCACGATGGAAGTTGCAGCGGCTTGTAGTAGGCGAGAAGGACGCTGTCGGCCAGATCGGGGCTACCAGTCTGATTCTCTGTTTTGTAGTCTTTCTTCCGCTGCACTTCGCGTAGGTTTCTGTTGTTGATTGCCCATTCCCGGGTGCTGAGTTCCTGAAACAGTTCGGCTCGGTGTTCCAGATTCGGGTTGATGGTGATTTCCGAAAGCTGTTCGGCAAACTCGAACCATAGTTCCGAACTGACTGTCGGATAGCGGTCGGGATGCTTGGGCTTGGCTCCGAAGTTGACGCCGTTCACTGGTTGGCTTCGGCTGCGGAGAATATCCGTCACGCCTCCGCCCACGCCGGTATCGTCCACGTTGATGATGCTTGGATGATGTGTCCCGGCAAGCGTGATTATGCGTTCCGCTGTTTCGACAAGACTGGTCTTGTTCCAGCTTACGAGGTCTGCTAGGTGGCGGCCCTTTACGATGGCTACGGCGGTTCGGTCGGCTCCGTATCGGGCCACGTCAACGCCGAAGCTTACGCCGCCGTCTGTTTGAGGTTGGCGTTCGGTCGCGTCTGTGAGTTGCTGCCAGCTTATGATCTGGTTGATTGTTTTCTCGTAGGGTATTCCTTCCCAGATGTGGGCGAAGTCTGGGTTGTTTCGTGATTCCTCGACCTGCTGTTTGATTTCCTCGGGAAGGATTCCGGCTTGTTCCGCGTCCCGCCATGAGGTGTGATGGTGGGTGGTGCGCTGTTGGGTGAGCTGGCTCGGATGGGTGACGAAACGTGTGGTTATCGCATCCTCCGGGGTTAGGGGATTGCGGGTGAAGATAATGGTGCTGCCGTTCTTTCGGATGGTCGGCAGCAACACGTCTAGGCTATGGTCGGTGATGAACTGGGCTTCCTCGATCCAGCAACGGTCTACGCCTTCGATGCCTTTCAACGTGCTTTCGGGGTCTTCGTGCAAGCCCTTGAACCAGAACACGCTGCCGTTGACGTGTGTTATCTGTTCGCGGGTGATGGTGAAGCCGGGAAGCTCATAGCGGCTGATGATATCCGCTAGGAGCTGTTTGACGCTTTCCTGAATGCTGTTCTGGAATTCACGGGTGCATAGGATGCGGGTGGGGTACATGCTGGCTTCGAGCGCTAGGGCTAGGGCTACGCTGGTGCTTTTCGCGCTTGAACGGCCTCCGCTGTAGTCGTAGTAGCGGTATGGCGGATTGTCACGGTCATGGAGGAAGAACAATAGGTCTTCGTATGCTTTGGGGATTACGAGGTTGAATGTTCCGTTTTGTTCCATAATGTGCGCGCGATTCTCAATAGTATGGTCTTCACCCGAGGGAACCCGAGCCTTAGTGAGAATAGTAGGCTCGGGTTTGTTCACTTCACTGTGACGTTGATCGTAGGCGGCTCGTACATCTGAACCGTTTGGTCAACCTGCTGGCGGGGCATGCCCTCGGTACGGTTGGCGATGTCCTGATAGGCTCGGAATGCTTTCTCACTGTCTTTCTTTGATTCAAGGACACGACGTAGGGCGATCTGTTCGGCTTGGGTCAGTTCGTCCATACGCTGCACCCACTCCGCCAGTTCCTCGTTCGTGAGTTCAAGGAATTGCTGAAGGTTGTATTTCACGCTGCCGCGTTTTGTCCATTTACGGCTGCGGTCTTGTGGGCGTTCTTGGAATCCGCCTTTACCGGTTGGGTTGTTGACGCCTCCGGTGATTCTGCCGTGTGCGTCTCTGGTTACGTTGCTCATAAGGGGTATTTTATGCTTTCTTAGGTTTAGTTTGTGTGTTGTGTTGTTTGATGATGGTTTGTATTTCTTCTGGGGTGGTGGTGAGTAGGTTGGCGATGTATTTGGTGGTGTAGTGTTTGCGGTGCCAGTGGAGGGCTAGTTCGGTTTTGTGTTGGCTGAGGGGCATGATGGTTCCTTACGTGAGGATGTAGGTTATGAGTAGTTTGAGTAGGGCTATGGTGCCGGTGGTGGTGAGTAGGACGGTTAGGGTGATGAGTAGTTCGCCGAGGATGCGGCCTGCTTTGTAGCTGGTTGTGTTTTTCTCCGGCTTGTCGGTGTTGCGGAAGTAGTCGAATTCGTTTGGTTTCTTCATTGGTTTGGTTTCCATGTGATCGTTAGGGATACGCCGGTGGTGGTGTTGTCGGCGTATCGTTTGTGGCTGGTTACGTCGGTTATCTGGCAGTCGTCTCGCCAGATGTGTGTTTCGGTGATGGCGTCGTATAGGGCGCGTTGGAGTTTGTCTATATCGGGTTTGACTGTGGGGTGTTTGCGTTTGTGGGGTGGGATGGTTTTGGGGCGTGGCAGGTAGAATGTGGTTTCTATTTTGATGTATGAGTTGGGTGGGATGGTTGGGGGTTTGTGGCTGAGGGTGGTGTCGCGCACGTGGTCGCGCCACGGGCGTTCCTTCTTGTCCATTGGGATGAGGCGGGTGACGGGTTTGCCTGTGGTTCGGCTCCTGCCGGTGATTGGACGGTAGGAGCCTTTGCTTGCGGGGATGCCGGGGATGAACAGGCTGAACGAGGATGGTTCGTCAATCGTCATTTCACATCCTCGCTTTGATTCGGCGCCTCGGACGGCATGGAGCCGTTGTAGCCGAGCATGGAACGGCAGTGGTCGGCTGT